CAAGCAGTACTCAAAGGGCAAGCAGATATTCGGGGACACCGACAAGACGATAGTAGAGCAGTTGATAACCTTCTCGGCAGAGGATGTTACCAAAAACTTTGATTCGTACGTCGGCGATATTCGTCGAGAGATTATCTCGGGGGCTATTACTGGAGAGATTCCAGCAGCCGGGGCGATAAAGGAAAAGTACACGGGCAGGATTAGAGCAAATCTTGAGGCAGAGCTTAATACCTCTCTCTCGGCGTTCTCTCGCACTATACAGGCGTCGAAGGCTAAGGAGCTTGGGCTTGAGCTTTTTATCTACCAAGGCCCAGACGACAAGATCACCAGGGACTTTTGCCACGAGACGTTAGATCGCGACCCTCCGATATACACGGTAGAGGAGATCGCGGCGCTCGATAACGGGCAGGGCTTGGACGCTATGATATACGGTGGCGGCTATAACTGTCGGCACCAGTGGACGCCTATCAGCTTAGAGAAGGCGAAGGAGCTCGGATACCAAGATGGCGATTAGCGGGATCACGTTCAAAAAGAATTTTGACTTAAAGCGCATTGCAGACGAGAGAGCAGAGAGAACCAAGCGGGAGCTAGGGGCGGCCCTCTTTGACGCGAAGGCCGAGATTGTAGAGAGAACCCTACAGGGACGAGACGTAGACTCCAGAGGCTTCAAGAACTACAGCGAGCGGTACGGTAAGGCAAAGCTAGAAAAGACCGGCAGAGCAACCCCAAACCTAACGGTGACCGGGAACATGCTCAAGAACATCACCGTGAAGGTGGAGCAAGTCGGTAAGGATATAGTCGGGCGGCTATTCTTCTCCTCGACGGCAGAGGCAACAAAGGCCCGGTATAACCAGGCAATAAGAAAGTTTTTCGGTTTGGATACTTCGCAGTTTAACAGACTAATTGAGCGAATAAGAGGAGCTTGGAATAAATGAGCGAGTCGACAAAGACCACGCCAGATGCAGGGACCACAACCACCACCACGCCAGATAAGGCGGTGGAAACCGAGAGAGCACACGCGCAGCACTTCAAGGGGCTGTACGAGGAGACGAATAAGACCGTCTCGGCGCTACAGCAGGAGCTAAACTCGCTCAAAGCAGACAAAGACAAGTGGATGCGCGAACGAGCGGAGAAGGGCGGCGACAAAGAGCGCCAGGACTTTGAACAGCATGTGACGAAGGAAGTGGAGGGGCGATTCTCAAAGAAGCTCACGGAGACAGAGAAGCGAGCCCAGGAGCTTGAGTCTAAGGTGAAGCGCTTTGAGGTGATTACACCGGCGATCCAAGAGGCGGCCAAGATATTCAACGAGGACGCCCTTGAGCTTATTCAGGGCAAGATCGAGTTACACCTCGATAGTGACTCTGAGGGCATCTTTGTTAAGGGTGCAGACGGCAAGCCGATACCAAGCGAGGAAGACCCGAGATCGAAGCGTATGGGGCTCTCTGAGTTCCTAAACTCGCTCGCTAAGAAGTATCCCTCGGTCGTGAAATCTCAGGCAGTAGCAGGAGGCAAGCAACCAGGCACAAAAGGCAGTTTCGTTAATGGCTCAGAAATCAAATCGATGAAGGATCTCGAACGGATGAGCCCCGACGAAATTCGAAAACTACCACCGGAAGTTCTCCGGCGCGTTTTAGCTTAAACAAGGAATTTTATGGCAAATACAGAACATAGAGACACGATGGCGATGTTCAACGGACTTTCCGTTATGGAAATCTCCGGTTCGAGCGTCAACCAGTTCAATTACGGGCACTACAGCCTGAACAACTTCACTCCTCTTCGCGCTTATGCGGGGGGAACCTCAAGCACAGCAAACCTTGAGAGGCTTGTACTCACCCTAATTCACGACCTCATGAAGAGGCCGAACGACTAACTAAACCTTTTAAATATCACTTTATCGGAAGCCTTTGAGCTTCCTTTTTGTTTTGGAGTTTTGATTTATGGCACTTCCAGAAGATGGGCTAACAACCCGCTCAGATATGGTTACGACTGGAACAGTCGTTTCCGCACTTATTCCTCAATCGTTTAAAGAGGCGTCCATCTGGATGAACCTCGTTTACTCTGAGGATCTTCCAGCCGACGCGATTGCGAAGAAGTTTCGCAAATCGGGATCGCTAATCGCAGAGGCGGTTACTGAGGGATCTGTATACACACCTACAGATACCAACAGCGATCTGACCGATACCTCGGTGACTATCACGGCAGCTAAGGCGGTCGTGGGCTCTCCGATCTCTGTCGAGGCGCTTCGCTTCGGTGGTAACGGCGCTTCTCTCGCGAGAGTCGCTGACGAGCAGGGACGAGCACTTGCTCGCCTCTTCGATGATGACTGCAACGCTCTCATCAACTCAATCACGCTCGCAGCTACAGCATCGACAACCCTTACAACTGATACCCTTCTCGAAGGGCAGTACAAGGTTCTCAACGCTCTCTGTCCTCCTGGCCCGCTCGTAGCGGTTCTGGACTTCAAGGGCGTGTATGAGCTTCAGAAGCTTGTTGTAAACGCTGGCGCGGCTGTATGGACCAACGCTCTTGCTACTCAGTTCATTAGCGGAGTTCCACAGGCTAACAACTATCGAGGAAACTTCCTCGGGATCGATATCTACGCAACCACTGGCCTCAGTGAAACTGGTTCAGACGACCAGGGCGTGATCTTCAATCCTCGTTATGCCTTCGCCTCAGTATTGGGCGGCGCTCCAGAGACGAACATTCGTTGGACTGGGCACGGTGTAGCCTCTCAGGTGGCTGGATTCAGCTACGAGGTTTCTACCCACATGTTCTACGGTGTCGGCCTCTGGCACGACAGCGCGGCATGCGAAATCCGTTCTGATACTTAATTAGATCTGTTGTACCCGGGGCGAGAGTGGCCCCTCTTCCACCGCTCTCGCCCCTTTTTTTATTAGAGGAAAAAAGCAATGACAGACAATGACATCCCAAAATATCCGTATGTGAAATTCGGTTGCCTTCGCAAGCACACGAAGAACATGCAAGAACAGGACATTCCAGAGGTGTATTACCTCAATGTTCGGGGCTGTCATGGTGCTATTCCTAACCTGGAAGAGATTGCGAGAAAGGGGCACAAGGTTCTGGGCTGCGGCAACCTCAATATGAACGTGCCCAAGCACATCGATATACAGCGGTTCGTCAACCAGCAGACGGGCGCGAACATTGATCCGAGAGTTCAGGCTCTCGCCACTGACGTAATGACTGCCAAGGTCGAGGAGAAGAGACGTGAGCTCAAGCGATAACGACCCAACAAACACAGCCGAATATCAGCGACGCAGAAGGATGACCAACGACGAGCGAGCGATTGAAGCTCGGGATACCGTCGCGAGGAACATCAAAGAGCACAACGAAAAGTGTGGAATCAATTCAACCTATGACTCAGCGCTCAAAAAGGCGACAGAGATCGCGAATAAAGTCGCGAACCAGAAAGGCAAGAAATGAGCGAAATCTTTCTGTTTGGCTTGGATATAAAGAGAGCGTTCTACCCTTTGCGGGGTACGGAGCCACTACTTTTACCGAGCCAAACACCATCTGTATACGTTTTCGCAGACGCTCCAACTAGGGACGAAGCGCAGAACGGGACCGGGGCTGTGCAAACAGTCTCAACGTGGAACGAGGACACGGTTGAGCCGTACCCTCGGCGCTATACGATAGCGGCAATCGATGACCCCGATCCAGATTCTCAGATAGATGAAAAGTGGTATTGGGAGGCGATCAACTTCGTCAACCAGGACAGCGAGCAGACCCAGACCGTTATTAGAGCGTTTCGCGTAATAAGAGCGGCGGGCGTCGGTAGTATACCCGGAACCTCGGTAGAGGATCTAAAGCGAATCTACCCGGCGATAGAGTCATATCTCGGCAACGAGGAGCTCGCGGCTATGCTCTCGACGGCGGAAACGGAGCTCAAGCAGGACTTAGAAGATCGCGGGCTCGTTTGGTCAAAGCTCTTCGACCTCGACAAGCTACGGCTTGCGCTTGCCTTTAAAGCGATAGCGCTCGCGAACCTCTCACAGCTCGTAGAGTCAAACGATAAGTTTGCAGTGCGGTCAGAGATATTCGAGCGGAAGTATACCGGCATGCTTACCAAAGTGAATCTACCGATGGACTCGGGCACGGATGGAGCGCCAGACGTGGCCGTAAAGCCGTCGCTCGGCGCATGGGTGGTTGATAGATGAGCACGAGCGCAGAAGTAGAAGCGCAATGGCTCGACAAGGTTTTCAAGTACGACTCAATAAAAACAATCTCACCCAAGGCATACCCGTTTGAAATCACGGAGGAGTCAGAGAAGGAGGTTTCGAGGCTATACCACGCTGGCGAGGTTAACTTCTGGATGTACTTAATCGCTAGGAGCCACGAGTTCCAAGTCACAAATCGGCTGACCTACAACTTTACGGTTGAGCTCTCATATTACAGAGAGACGGACCCGGACGGGGAGAACTGGACGGCTGTGAGGGACAACCTCGAAACCCTCTTCGGCGTCGTGCGTTCAAGCCTCGGCAATACATGGCAATCGACAGTCGATTTCTGGCGACCACAGGCCGGAATACCAAATATCTCGCTCGTAAGGCTCGGCGGTAAACAAGTTTGGCGCGGAGTTTATATCTACACGGGATTCCAAGAAATCTCAATCTAACTAGGAGTTTTTCAAATGACTTATATCACAGGTGCTAATACATATATCGCCCTCAAGGTGGCGAGCACGTTCGGGACTGCCGGATCAGTTTCGACGGGGGACAAGATGGAGGTCGAAAGCCTCTCGCAATCAACCAACCCAGAGGAGCTAACGGCCAACCCTATCGGCTCCGGGAATATAATGGCGAACGACTCACAGCAGGGAGCGACAGCGCCAAGTATCTCGGTCGAGAAGATCGAGCACTACAACGACGCAGGAGTAGCAGCCGAGGCGGTGTTCTTCGGAACTAACAACCTCAACCTCGCAGCGACCGGGGCGTATACACACAGCTTTATTAACAATACTACGTTCAACTCGAAGTATCTCACGGCGGCAATGCAGTACGCAGCCTCCTCCGTGATGGAGTTCCCGAGCTGTATCGTTTCACGCTTCGCGGCGAACTACTCGAATCCACCTGATTACGGCAGGATCTCGATGGACCTTCTCGCGAACGACCGATTGCACACCGGGACAACCAACAACTATGCAGCTCTCGCAGCGACTACAATCGCCGATAGTGATAGGGTGGTGCTTGAGCCTAGCGACGAGCTTCTAATCAACCTCGCGGCTGACGGCGCTCTCACAACCTCAACCCATAGAGTGACTTGCCAATCTGTTTCCATAGAGCTTGTAAAAGAGCAGCTTGCACCGAGAGAAATCAAGGGTAGCACAGGAAACGGCGGTTTCTTGCCAGTTGGCAGCCCTCCGTTCTCTGGTACTGTGACAGTCGTTCTTTCTAAGCTCGAAGAGTCCACATGGTTCGACCGAGCAGTGAACGGCACAGAGTGCAAGGCACAGCTTACAATCACCGGACCATTGATCACTGGCTCGACTTATAAAAAGAAAGTGCGGTGTTTCCCTCGCTTGAAGCTTATTCAAGACCCTGAGTATAGCCTCTCAAGTTCAGGCGTTAATACCGTCACCCTAGTGTTCAAGTGCCTAGTAGCAAGCTCAGCCCCAACCGGGATGATCTCGACCTACCCGTACACATTGACCACAAACACTCGTTCAACCTCATACCTGGCATAAGGAACTATGTACAAGCTCGAAGATAAAGGCGGCAATCTCAGAATCAACGTGGAACTCCCCGACGGGAGTATCGCGCTATTCGTGTTCAAGAGGGCAAAGGCTAACGATATCTTTGAGCGCCAGGCAATGCTGGAAAAGGCGGGGAAGGGAATTGACCCGCTAATCTCGCATGCCAAGTGGGTGATGGATAAACTCGTAGAGGTCGAGGGCTATAAGGAAGACGGGCAGGAAGTAACGCTCGCCCAACTGAAGGCTCTCGACTGCTACGAGGCTATTCTTTCAATACTGATCAGCGCATACGGATACGGAGGCGGCCCGAAGAAGGTCGTGCCCGAGGAAAAAAAAGACACCTCGAGCGGCTCAAGCAGTGGACCCGCTCAAGGTTAGTAGATCGCCCAAACCTACACTGCGCACACTGCTACGAATTGTATAGGAAGGACAATCGAACACCAGATTGTAGGCGGCCTTCAGGTTGTCCGGTAGAAGACCTTGCGACAGATATCGATCTCAACGAGGCGGTGAGTAAGTTCGTCAACGCCAAGATGCTCTATGAGTACAACGGTATTCCCGAGATAGCTCGGCAGGTATACGAGGAGCTCGGGCTACTCGAAGATCTCGACGCTCTCCTTAACATGGAGAGTTCTTTCAGGCTGTACCAAATCAACGCAACGAAAAAGGAACAGGAGAAGAACAAGTGGAAGACACGCAGGACCAGGTAGTAAAGGCAATTGATAAGGGTATGCGCTCGTTTATCGGGCAGGATATTAGAGACGCGGTGGCGATCCCTTTCGTAAGAGGAAAGACGGCAGAGATCGCCGATAAGATGTCGCGCAGTATTCCGATGACGTGGGAGGAGATGGCGTTCTGCGTTCTAACGCTTCAGAACCTGTGCGAAGAAAACGACGATATCCGGGCGTCTCGCAACTCCCTTATGGGCTTATATCTTCAGTCAACTTTAGACCGTATTACCTTCAGGCAATAACTAGATGGCGTTTGGCCCTAACTCTAACGATATAGAAATCAACGTAAAGGTAGAGCAATCAGGGGCCATTCAGTCGTTCGATAATCTTGGGAAGAAGATCGGGGAGGTTGATGCGGCGACGGAGAAAACCTCCGAAGGGTTGTCAAAGACCCAGGCGAATATTCTCACATTAGAATCGGCGGTGAATCTCTCAGTGGCGGCGTTCTCTGCCCTATCTGGAGGTTTGGCTTTAACGCTCGCGGCAATAGAGCGCGGCTCGGCGGTAGGAGATCTAAGCGACGCATTCAACAACCTTACGCAGCAAGCCGGGGGCACAGCGGATCTTCTCTTAGGAGAATTAAAGACTGCAGCCGACAATACGATATCCAGCTTCGACCTAATGAAACAGGCGAACGAGAGCCTTCGCGCAGGGCTCAAGCCTGACGAGATTATCAAAGTCACCCAGGCAGCCAGGGCGCTCGCGGAAGAAACCGGCGGGAGCCTAACGGAAGAAATAGAGGGGCTTACTAAGGCTCTCATAACCGGCAACGATAAATTTCTAAAAACTCGCGGTATCTATCTCGATACCAATACGGCTCTCGACAAATACGCGGCCTCAATCGGAACCACCAAGGACGCTCTCACAGAGTTACAGAAGATTGAGGCGACACGAGTAGCGGCGCTTGAAGCCCTAAACGGGAAGGCGAAGGAGGGCGCTGCAGTTCAAACAGATTCAGCAGATGCAATCGCCCAAGTTAGAGCGGCAATACAGGACACAGTAGACGAGACGGCGAAGTATATCGCAAGCAATGAAACGCTGATCGCTCTTATCGCAGACTTTGCGCGAGGGCTTCGGTCGATTGACTTCAAGGGATATATCGATGACGTGGCCTCTGCTACGGAGTACACCATTGATCTCGCGAGCGCAGTCAAGTCGTTCACTAGCGGCGAGACACTCGGAGAAGCCTTTGAACAAATCGGACTCGCGAAGCAAAATAAAGAATTAGCCAAGACCACAGAAACGGCCAAGAAAACCCTGGCAGCTTTCGAGGATATATCGAGCCACCTAGAGGGCGCGACCAAAAAAGAGCTTCAGCAATACGTCAACAAGTTTCTGGACATTAAAGAAGCTCTAACAAAGAACTCAGCGGCGGCGGCTATTGTCGTTCCTAAGTACGAAGAGCTAAAAAAGAAATTTCAAGAAATGGGGATCTCTTTAGAGAAAACCCAGATTCCACTTACCCAGACCGGCGAAGCGCTTAAGAGAGTCGGCGAAGAAGCCAAGAAGCTCGGCGCGTTCGGCGGTATACCAGATCTAATAGCTGACACTGATAAACTCACAAAGCTCTACCGCGACGGTTACATAGATATAGGAAAATTCGCCGACGAACTTAATATTCTTCAGCGCGAGTTTGAGAAGTCGGGCGGCTCGGCGAAGCTCGCAAGCGAGACGATAGACAAGTCACTCGGTAAGACCCTCGAGGCGATTAGCGACGACGCTATCAAGGCAAGAGAGGATCTAGAGTCGCTTAATGGCGGCTTTGACTTCGAGGGGCTTAGTAGCTCGCTCCAGCAGGGAATTGGATCGGCTATTGCGAGAATAATTAGTGGCGATAGTGGAAAAGATGCTCTTGGTGACGCTTGGGTGGAGGCTTCTGGCACGGCTGCGCAGGCGGTGGGAACGTACTTCGGCGGCCCGATAGGTGGGGAGATTGGTAGAGCGCTAGGAGAAGCGATCGGCGAGGCGCAGGTAGCTGCGATTACGGATGCGTTTGATACTGACAGCGCCGGAACCAAGGCGCGGAAAGCCTTGGATAAGTTCTTCGCTGAAGCCCTTGAAGGTTCGAATCTTAGCATCCTAATCAACGACCAACTCACCCAAATCACAGATTTACAATTCACGGGGAACAACACCAAAAACAATATCTTTGCAGGGCTCACAGACCCTATAAAAGAGGCTTTTGACGGTGTAGGGCTCGCGATAGAGACGACCTTCGGGTACGGCCAGGAACTAGCGGTTGAGCTCGGCAGCGTACTTGCCAATAACGTCGGCGGCTCACTTAATAACCTTCAGCTACTACTTGAATCGAGCGGGGTATCTTTCGAGAATCTCGGCAAGGGCATCGAGGATGCGTTTCTCAAGGGAACAATAAGCGCAACGGAAGCGCAGACGGCGCTTAATGCTATTCAAAAGACTTCAGAGAAAGGGATACCCGACGCGCTCGGCGCGGTGGTGGAGGCTTTTGATAATCTCAAAAACGCAGGGGAGAAGGGCGGGCGTGTAACAGTTGACGCTCTAAAAGATATTGCCTATGAAGCGAAAGAACTCAATCAAAAGACTTTAGCAGATACAAAAAACTTTCTAATCAGTTCGGGGAAATTCACCGGCGAGGAAATAGATTCTCTATTCAAAGCCCTGGCGGATAACCAAATCACAAGCCTTGAGCAGCTACAAAACGCGAGCACGACTACCTTGATCGCAGTGGCCTCAGAGCTTGAGGCCCTCAAGTTTCCGTTCAAAGAATACGCTGACGGGGCTTCTAATGCGGTAGAGCAGCTCACAGGAATACCAAGCATAATCAAGACCAATCTAGAAATCAACGTATCGACCAAGTACCAGGATTCCGGCGCGAAGCAGATCGTAGAGAGCGGGCAATTAGGAACGCGACTACCAGCGGGCGAAGGCATATCAACGAGCGGCTCGCAGTATAGCCGACCGGGGAGCAAGGCGATCCGATGACCACCAATCTTAGAATCTCATACTCCGATATACCTCGGAGGGCGGCGGCTATTACCTCAAATCACACCTTTGCAGACTTCTACCCGCTAGAAAACGTCATATCCGGGCGGCGCGGGCTTCGTGCCGGGCTTGCTGCGGGGATCAATGCTGACACCTATATCGATATAGATATGGGCAGCGGTAACACGGCAGCGTGCGATCACATCATCATAGCTCGGGCTGACGTTCTCCTCGACAACGTAGGGGGCAAGAATGACGTTACAGCCGTCTATGTTAAGGGCGATACCACTACAGCCTTCGGCGGCCCAACGACCTATTACACGGACGCCTCGTTCTCCACAGCCACACTATACGGCCCTCGCTCACACGACTATATAGGCACGTTTGCAACATCTGCAGCAAAGCGAGCCTGGCGTATACAGCTAACCAAAGACAACACAAACCTTCTCTATAATTCACAGATATACCTTGGCACGTTCTTTGATTTCGGGGTTGAGCCTGTAGAGTATACTATTGAGCGTAAGCACAAGGTTGGGACTACCTATCGAGCCTCTTCGGGCGCGGTACACGTAGGGCGGGCAGCCGATGAGGTTTACTCCTTCGAGTTCTCCTGGGCTCCGGTTAGCGACGCGATCCTATCTAGCTTCTTTGAGAACGTAGTAAAAACACAGCGCCATCACCCGGGCGTATTTCTTCACACAACCACCAACCACCAGTTCTTAGACGATCAGCGGCTTGTTCATTGTCGCTTAGTTGACGTGCGCTCTCGCAATACCGGCGACAAGAGCAACTATCACGAGGTGCGGGCTACTTTTGAGGAAATGGTAGGATGACCACTAATCTACTCATAAGCTACCCGGACATACCGTTTAGGGGCGCAGTTAGCAACCCTCCAACGGCAGCGACTAATTACAGCATAAAGAATATTTACTCAGGCTCAAGAGGCGCAACCTTCAAGCGCAGCGCGGCGGGCACCTCTACATCATGGGATTTCGATACCACAACAACATCACAGCCAGACCATATTATAATTGCGCGGGCTGACTTGGTTAGGAAGAAGGACAGCGCGGCGACTACCTGGACACTAAGCGGCTCGGCTTCGGCGGCTATTACTTCACCCGAAACAAAGACCGGAACATTTAACACCACCGACCTAGATGGACCAGGTGGCGAAGATTTCATTTCGGAGTTTACCTACGCCACTGCATTTCGTTACTGGCGTTTTACACTTGCGACCACCGCCTCGATTGCCTGTGAGTTCTCAAAGCTCCACATCGGCAACTTCTTAGATCTTGGGCGTGATCCGTTGTGGTCGAGAGAGGTATCAAGGCCGTTCTCTCCAGGGCACACAAGGCGCGACCCTTACGTCTTTCAGTTTGAATGGCAGGGCATAACGAACACAAAGAGAAACCTATTTTTTGATTACGTTGTGCAGTACGCAGAGAACCCGATATTTCTATACGCCAAGACCAACACCGTTACGCTTGCAGGGCAGTCGCTACTACACGCGAGGCTTATAGACTTCGGCGAGGAATCAGTAGCGCACGACATCAACACCATAACGGCTACTTTTGAGGAGTGCATATAGTGGCAACCTCAGAAAGTTATTTTCTTGTATACGTAGCGCTCACCCTAGTTCTAAAGACCGACTCATCAACTACCCTCACCGTGTACGTTGGCTCTCGGCCTGTACTAAAGAATTACGCTATTCACCCCATATTAAAGAAGGTGGACGGGCTCGGAACATACCTAGATACCTACCTACCACAGCCAACCACGGCGACAATTGTTCTAGATAACTCACCGGGAAGTTTCGCTCACCAACGACGCATAATCGACCTATTCGAGCGCTACACGCCAATAGAGCAGGACGTTACGATCTACGCTATACAGAAGGAGATCGACGATTACGATCTTTCGGTATCAAGCGCGGATCAAGCTTGGAAGGCGAAGGTAGTCGGGTGGGATATGCGCGGCGGCGAGGAACAGGAACTCGCGCTCACGATTGCGGCTGATATAATTCCCCGCAACGTAGTGACCCGAATTATAGACTCTGAAACATTCACCACAGCGCCAACCTCCTCAATCGGCAAGTACCTTCCGATATGTATAGGAACGAGCGTAGAGGTTCGAGCCGTGCCAGTTTCTAGCGTCGGGACGGCGGCCCCTCTATACGCTTACGCATCAACACTCGGGGAGGATTTCGTTAATAACGGGATCAATAACATCTACGTTATGGACTCCTTCGCGCAGGAGTATATAGAGGTAGAAAGTGCGGCGGGCACGTCAACGGCTGTGTATGAGAACTTCCCGACCTACTCAACAACTTTCACAGCGGCGACAGAAGAGATCGGGTGCGTGATTGACGTGAGCGCTAATACCTATCTGGTTAGGGGCGGCTATATAGATATGCACGGTGACGCGACCCTCTCAGGTACGGTCAACGGCGATTTTCTAATTCGAATCTACGAAAGCGACACACCAGCAACGGCCCGAGGGTACGGCTATTGGGACAGAACGCCCAAGGCTACGGCTAAGATTACAAAGACCGACTACTCAAGCGCGATACAGACGACGGCACAGTACAGCATGGAATTCAGCTTGAACGCCCCGATTGTTATGCGCTCGGACAAAAGCTATCTGGTGACCTTCTACGACCCAGAAGGCACGGCGGGAGCGGATATACTAAAGATTCGCGCAAACAATACAGGCGGGATCTATAAGTATAGCAACAGCGCGGGGTGGGTGGCTGACGCAACGAGCTATCCGTATGATCCACGGCTCAAGCTTTATGGGGTTGTATTTTCAGATCAGCCAGTGCCGGGCACTCTCCCATACCAGGGGCTCGGGTACGCAACCGTTGAGCTATCTCAGAAAACAGCGGCCACGGGACAGACAAACCCCGACCTTGCGCAGCTTGATATAATTCTTAACGTCAGCGGCCTGAAGGACGACTCAGGCGGCACGCTTACAGGCGCGGCTAACACTCCTCTGAACAATGCAAGATATGCAATCGCGGCGCTCGAAAGAACCTTTGACGGCGCAAACTGGATAGCGGGCGACTTCGACTTTACAAAGTTCTCATCGAGCCACAGCGGCACGATAAACGGCGCAACGGGGGATCTAAGTAGACTACTAAACGGCAAGACAGAAGGCCGGGCAACCACCGATCAGATTATTGCAGCACTCTGTAAGAATAGCGCCTCAAGAGTGACGCTATACAACGGCTCGTCGAAGCAGCTCGCACTATGGGCATGGGGCACGACCGGCGCGACGGTGCGCGAGATAGACGACGAGGACGCGAATATAATCTCAGTCGTTGGGCGCGGCGCGGATACCGTTATTAACGTAATTTCGGTGGTTCACGATGCAAGGCTCAAGGAGGCGACGGCGGTCGATATCTCATCACAGGGGCGGTTGACGGGGTACTATCAGAATTATCAATGGACACCCAATAGAGATTCCCTAACGACGCTAATTTCTCAGGAGTCGGCGGATATATACGGGCAGCACTATCAGCTAGACGATACCTTTAACTGGCTCAACACTGACGGCGAGATTCTCGCGAAGTACTACGCATCGAGATACGCGCAGCCCGACGTGTTCGTGGTGCTAGAGGTGCCTTACTTCAAGTATAAGGCGCTTGAGATGCTGGATGTTATCGAGATTATACACCCCGATCTTCCATCGTATCTCGGCAGCGGCGCGGTCGCTAAAAACCCAAGCTATGCCGGATCCGAGGTCGATATTGCGACCGGAACATATCTGAAGAGAGCGACTAGATACAGAGCCCAGATAGAAGGCAAGGAAATCAATCTCAGCCCAGGATCTATCCCGACCCTGCGGCTCTCCGTTCGATTACTTATAAATTATCCAGTGGATCCAACATGAGTTATGCAGACGCACTAAGGGCGGCAACGCCTACGCTTGAAACGGCGGCAACGCTGATCGAGGGGCTTTTGGCTAGGTATGACATATATACGTCAACCACAACGATCAACACCACGTCGACATCTCTCACGGATATGACCGGAGTAGAGGTTTCCGTAACACCAGCGAGCGGAGATCTAGTGCTTCTCTTTGGGCAGTACACCTTCTCCCACGGCACCAACGAGGGAACGGCAAATATCAATCTTACTAGAGACGGCTCGACGATAACGGACTCGCAGCGGTCAGTAGCATCGAGGGCAGACACGGCGGGTGCTGATTCGCAGCTCACATGTATTTTTATAGAAGCACCAGCAGCAGGAGCACACACATATAAAATGCAATGGGCAACGGCGGCGGGCACTCTCTACTCCAGCCGACAGCGGCTGATTGCTTTAGTTTTGAGAAATTCATGAGGCTTGCATGGAGAATAACGGAATGAAACGCCACACAGAGGAGATGTTCCAAGAGTGGCATATAAAGTTAGATTCACTTGAGAAGAAGATGGACCAGAACACCAGCAGGATAGTAACGGCGCTTGATAAAGTGACGGCAACGCTTGAGGGCATTGGTGATGTTCTAATCAATGCCGCAATAGGAAAGAAGCATGTATCGCTGACGGCACACCTCGCAATGGTGTGTGTGCTCGGCGGGCTCGTCATTTTTTTAGCTGTGAAAGATTCAAGCAAAAACTTCAAGTTAGGCGACTGGTTGAGCGTCACAAACCAAGCCGAGGCAAAGAATTGAACGTCTCGTTAATTCGGTTCGGCGGCAAGGGCGAGACGGTCGGGGCTATAATCGTAGACGGCGATCCGGTGTGCTTGACCCTAGAGCTACCCTGGAAAAACAACGCTCAGAACGTCTCGCGAATTCCTGCGGGAATATACGAGTGCAAGCGAGTATACGATAGGACGACGGGCGGTGGCTCTTATATACCCGAGACATTCGAGATCACCGGAGTACCTGGCAGAAGCGGGATCCTGTTTCACGTCGGCAACTCAATTAAAGATACGCAAGGCTGCGTACTAACCGGGATGGCTCTCGGCGGGGCAGATAGAGCGGGCTGGATACTAAACTCAAAGAACGCCTTTGAGGAGTTTCTCAGGGCAACATCATTAGAGAGTACTTTTAAGATAATCATAGTTGATCCGATTAGTAATTAGCGCGGCGGTGCTCTTCGCGAGCACGGCGCATGCAGAATTCCGGGGCGTCTCGTTATTCGCGATCAACAGCTATTCACATAAGCAGTGTACGATTGCTCTCTCTGGGCTCAGGGGCTTAGAGCGGCCAATGGTGGCGGTGCTATGGAGAACATTTGACTCCCCTAGAAGCTGGCTGTGTCTAAGGCGTTTCATAAAGAGGAACACAGCTAGGCGACACGCTGTAGAGATTCACTTCTCGAACGAGGCGGGGCGTAATAATAGAAGGCTCGCGGCCTACGAGTTTCTGCCTCATCTATCGACGGCACAGTATAACAGCGCTCTCGCGAGAGGAAAGCGCTCAACGGTCGGCGCAATCAAGCGCCAGGCTAGACAGATATCGAAGCTAATTTCAGCAGAAGGCGGCGAGCTCACGACATGGTTCGTCTCGACCGGCCTGGAGGATAGCTACAGCGACGCAGCATATAAGCGGATCGCGGCAATTCTCAAAAGCGAACTACCACTAGAAACCTTTTTAGTTAGATCACCAAGGCGAATGTATGAGAAGCGCATTGATCGCAACCATGCTAATGGCGTCGAGCTGCACGGGGATTCCCCAGAATACGCCCGTGCCGGTAATTGCATATCAAACAACGACGGAACGGATATTGATTTCGCAGGGCGAGCAAGGCCAAACGACGGTCGAATACAAGCGTCCGAAGTGCCTACTTACATCGGACGAGCAAGAAACAACAACTGCCACCTTCTCCTCTGGTGGAGCGGCCCCCAAGGAATCACTGGTCGGTTTCGTTATCCAAGGGATCGGGCTTTTGTTCTCGATCCTAAAACTTTCAATTTTATAAACCACCTTTTAAGGGGTGACCTATGAATAAAGCAACAATCATCGAAGCATTGAAAAAGGGCGCGAAGGCTTTCGCTATCGCGTTTCTCGGAGCTCTCGGTTTCGGCGCGGTTAGTCCTGATCTGATCGCTAACATCCTTAAGCTCCTGGGAGTCTAATCAATGGCAGATTCTAGCGTAGAAATTACGGCGGGATCGGGAACGCCTGTCGATACTCGTACCGTGGGAACGGGCGATCATCGGCAGGTGGTTGTCCTCGGCGACCCGACCACGAATACCGGCGTCGCGCCTGTAGATGTTACTTACGGGCTCGCGGTTGACGTAAAGCGATCCGAGCTACCCTCGGGAGCGGCAACGGCAGCCAGGCAGGACACGGGTAACACCTCTCTATCTAGCATAGATGGGAAGGTAACAGCCTGTAACACGGGAGCGGTTGTAGTTTCATCATCGGCCCTACCGTCAGGTGCGGCTACATCGGCAAGGCAAGACACCGGCAATGCCTCGCTATCGAGTATCGACGGTAAGGTACCGGCGCTCGGACAGGCGCTTGCGGCGGCCTCTGTGCCTGTAGTTCTAACAGCGGCTCAGGTTTCTACGCTAACGCCTCCGGCAGCCATAACCGGATTCTCTACCGAAACCACCTTGTCGGCTCTCAACGCGAAGGTGACGGCGGTAGATACCGGGGCAGTGGTTGTTTCTTCCTCGGCGCTACCAAGTGGTGCGGCCACGGCGGCAAAGCAACCAGCGCTAGGCACGGCGGGAACTGCGTCGGCTGACGTGATCACCGTGCAGGGCGTCGCATCGATGACGGCATTGAAGGTCGATGGATCTGCGGTGACTCAGCCGGTATCTGGTACGGTTACGGCCAACCAAGGCGGCACTTGGAATATAACAAACGTATCAGGGACAGTCTCACTTCCAACAGGCGCGGCGACCGAATCAACACTATCAACCCTTAACGGCAAAGTAACTGCATGCAACACCGGCGCGGTTACTATAAGCGCGGCGCTACCAGCAGGAACGAACGCAATCGGCAAGCTATCGGCCAACAGCGGGGTCGATATCGGTGACGTTGATATCACCTCGATAGTACCCGGCACGAGCGCGACGAGCTTGGGCAAGGCCGAAGATGCGGCTCATGCGAGCGGAGATACCGGGGTAATGCTCTTGGCGGTTCGTAACGACTCAGCCTCATCCTTCGCGGGCACAAACGGGGACTACTCCGGCATCGCCGTCAACAGCGTCGGCGCGGTTCAGGTCAACATCGATGCGAACTCGCAAACCGGAACATCTTTGATCCGTTCTGAGGACGCGGTGGCATCCTCCGGGCAGCCTGGTATTCCAGCCTTGTTCAAGCGCACCGATGCACTTGCGTCTCAAACATCAACAGACGGTGACTACTCGCTCCCAACTTGCAACGCTCACGGCGCTATGTATACCGATCCGATTCGTCGGGGTACGTTTACACATACGCAGCCGACGATTGCAAACACAACAAGCGTGACGCTAGTAGCATCAAACGCCGAGCGGAGGTACTTGCTAATACAAAATAACTCTGCGGCGAATGTAATGGTGAGCCTTAACAACGACGCGCTTACAGGCATTGCGCCAACGGCTACCAACCTCGGGATCGTTATAGCAGCCGGAGCGGCCTACGAGTCGCCTCCGAACGCATGCCCAACGGCGGCAGTCACCGTCTATCAGAGCAGCGGCGGCAGCATCAACACAGTATCGGTTATAGAGGGATCTTAGGATGCCAATATCGACAGCGATTCCAAAAGTAACACCGGCGCTTTTGAAGTCAACGTACACACCGGTCGAGCCAGAGACGGGGTTTAATCCTGCCGACTACGGGACGCCCCTTTTCTGGCTCGACGCTAGCGACCCGGCGTATGTTCTGGACTCAGGCGGCTCGGCGTCGGTGAACAACGGGAAGGTTGATAAGTGGACCGATAGAACTGGGAACACGCGAAACGCCAGGCAGACTACTGACGCGAATCGGCCAATCTTCAAAACGAATCAACAAAACTCTTTGAGCGTGATTGATTTCACCAACACATCAAATCAATATTTCACCTTCGAGAACTCGACCGACGTAGCGCAGAATCGGGCGGGGCTCACCCTGATGATGGTTCACAAGCCGACGCTTCAGGAACAGTATCAGGTGGAGTTTTATATACAGGACAACGGCGGCGCGGATAGGCTCTCGATATACGTCACCAACCAGGACACCACCAATTACAAGCCACAGGCCGACATAAATCGCACCGACGGCGGCTCGGCTTACGGGCTGTACGACGCGAACAGTCTACCGTATGGCTCTTGGGATATTCTCTTCTGGGTTTTCGACTTCGCAAACGGTGACTGGACGATTTACAATCGGAACTCTACGGTGAGAGCCGAGACAACCTCGGGCTTCGGTGGCAGCGGAAGCACCTCGAACACGGTCGCCAACGTAGAGCCGCAGATTGCACAGTATAGCGGCTCTTATAAGTTTAACGGGCAGATGGGCGAAATGGTTATGTGGGACTCGGCGCTTTCGAGTGGCACCATTGGCAGCATTAAAACGGCTTGCGGATCTACTAAATGGGGGTTAACCGTCTCATGAGCTTACTACTACTTTTCCGATCGACAGTTATCACACCGGGCACCCCGGTCGTTACGCTTCGAGCGCCTCGTAAGGCAATCTCAGCCAAATCTGGATCTCTTCTCAAGCTTCGCGCAAAGGCTAAAAAACTTTTCAAGGTATAACCGTGGACCAATACGATCACATATTAAAAACACCAACCGAGCTCAAAACCCTGGCGATAGACTTCACCGACCAGCTAGGGACGGGCGTAACCATATCGAGCGGCACGGTTGCAGCGGTAGACATGGAGAGCGGCGCGACTACGAGCGGCACCGTATTGGGCAGCACAACGGCCACGATTAGCGGCAACGAAGCGCGAGCGGTAATAAGGGCGGGCACGAACGGCACAGATCACAGAATCACGTTTACAGTGACGCTATCAGATTCCTCCGTGCTTCAGTACACCGTAGTAATGGAAGTCAGGGCTTAGGCGCTACGGCCTTCACGTTCGACGTGGTGGCCCATATTAGGGCGACGACCCAACCCAGTAGCGTCCAACCAAAAAGGATATTCACCAGGCAGATCGGAGTAGAGTTAGCATGCTTCCTCTGACTCGCTATAAGAGCGGGTAGAAGATACGCCACGGCTCCGATAAGCAATAGCACTCCCATACCTATCAAGTCGCCCGATCCACCGCTAGTAGCTGCGGGCGTTCCAACATCAAACGTCGCCATACTCTCTCCCCATTTAGTAAATCCCTTCTCGACTATATAGTCGTACCGGCCTTAATCAAGCGGCTCGCGTCTCAACAGATCCCAAATCTCCTGCCCCTTGATTCCCTCTTTTTCCGCTATTCGTTGCAATAGAACGAGGGTTGAGGTTTTGCAGCTTTTCGCCTTTGTTTCGAGATATGCGTATTGGGACTGAGAAATGCCCAATGCTTTCGACATCTTGTAAGCTGTCCAGCCTAATCGCTGACGTATGATTTTGAATGTTTGCACTCCCATAATTGACCCCCAAATCTTTTTTTTCGAAATAGTGCTAAATTACATACTACTGCTTGACGAAGTATTACATCATGATAGTATGAACGAACGTAGTATGTATGTAAATAGTACGATAGAACGAAAGGGGGCAAAAATGAAAACGACAAAGACAGTAAATAGCGAAGCAGTAGCAATCTCGCTCTTGAACTGGGCACGAGCGGCAACCAAGTGCCTCAACGGCAAGAAGCGCAAGACGGCGGCAATGAAGAGACGGCTGCAGGATTTAAAGATAATCGACGGGGGGAATATATGAGCGACTGGAGACAGGAAGAACTTGAGGTGCTCAGGGCGACCGTGGCTAAGCAGATGGCGCACATCTCGAAGCTCGAAACGGCGCTACACGAGTCCGGTTACTGCGCGATCTGCGAACAGTGTGACGGCTTGGTGCTCGATTACAAGTCGAGCGGGGTAGGGGACTACTGTTGCGCGGAGTGCGAAGAGATCGCGGAGAGGCAGCAGGAGAGGGACGACGAAGATTTAAAGGCAGCGGAAGCTGATTATATAAGAGGGAGATAGGAACATGAGTACAGACATAAGCGTATTAGCGAAGAAGATCGAATCGGACAATCGGTT